AAATAGTTAGTCAAACGCTTTTCATAAAACGCTGCCATCTGTCCGTAGTGGTCCATAACGAAGGCAGTTTCACCTTGAGATACACTACTTGAGTAATCTCCGTTTTGCTGTTGGATACCTTTGTTTTTAAGTTGGTATGTCAGTCCAAAAGCGGCTTGTTCTGCGGCTCTCCACGCTACGACAAACTGAATCTTTTCGACAAGCGTTTCTTCGTCAGGTGTTAAATCTTGAGCGTTGTATTGAGTGAGCAAATAGTTGTAGAAATAACTGCCTAAGATGGCTTGAAGCCTCATATCTGACGCAGGTTTGACATAAGGATAAACGTCCGTAACATCTACGTTAGCCGTAATAGGTGTGTTTATCTTTAGGAAGTTCTCGGTTACGAAGTAAATCATTCTGTCGGTGGTGTTACGTTACCAATTTGCGACTTAACAACGTCCCCGTCAGGTACAGGTGCGAGTGCTGCCATCGCTCTAATTTCATTTATAGTCATTGACTCAAGTACTTTTGTCGCTACGAGTGGACTCATCGCGTTCAATGCGTTTGTTACTTGGCTGCCTTCGTCCTCAACTGCTGTAATAGTTTCGTTTACGATTTGGTCGTTTGTAATTTCTACCTTTGCATCTATACCAACCACTTTTAAAAGTCCGTTTATGATATCTGTAACGGTTTCGCGTAATGGAATAATCGTATTTTTCTCGAAAATAACGTAGGCTTGTTTGATATCTGAACCTGAACCTAACGCGCCCGAAGTTCTAACCCCTAAAAGGATAGGGTCAATGGTGTGAGCAAAACAAATCTGCTCTGTATTTAGTTCAGAAACTCCCTTGAAAAGTTCGTCGTTTGAGTTTGTCGGTACATTCACCAAGTCAGGAAGGGACTCTTTGTTATTAGCAAAGAATGCGACTGCTTTTCCTGCGTTTTCCGCGCCTTTCAGCTTGTTAACGGTGTCTTTTATCAACTGCATCTCTTCAGGTCCTTGAGGCTTCTTTGGGAACATCATTGCAAACGAAGGGAAAATGCTATTTTGGATGTTCGACTTTTGCAAGTAGGACAATTCACCACTTAAAAAAGCGAAATTTAACGCACTTGTATATTGCGGTAGTGGGTAATAATCCTGCCCTACGCTCTTTTGTTCGTAAACGTATAGGTAAGTTCCGTCTTTGCATTCCGGGTGGTATGGTTCGTAAGTCGTTATTTGAAGTCCGAACTGCCAGTCCTCGTTTACAGCGTATAATGTTTTTGCTTGATTGATGCGGACCTTTTCAGGTGCAACCCGTTTCACATTATGCGTCTTGCCGTTCTTTAACTCGATTGTAAAGTAGCAACGTCCGTGCAGAATAACGTCTTTAGTGATCACTTTGAGCGTGTCTTTAAAACCTATCTTTTTTCCAAACGCATAAAGCACCACCTTTTCCATATCGGTAAGTTTTGACTCGTCAAATGTATACCCACCCCCAATAGTTGCGTTGGTCTTAAAGTCTACAATTGACCCGTGCAATGGACTCATATAGTACATTTCGTTCAAGTATTGCGGATAAAGATTATCTTCACCGAAACGAACGTAACCCTGCGTAGTGTAGCGCACGTCAATGTGAGGTAGCGACAAGTTCCCGTTTGGTATTCTCAAAAACGGCGTACTGAAACTTTGATACCCAGTGTCAACGACCTTTAACGTGTCGTCCTTTTTAAACTTTCCTAATAAACCCATTAGTCATAAATTGAATTAGATATACCTTCGACTACCATACGCCCCTCTTCGACTAAAGTTAGTCCCTCTTCGGTCGTTTCTTCGTCCACTACAATAACCTCATCGCTTTCGTAAATCTCGTATTTATATTGACCGAGTTTAAACGTTGCGTCTGTCCCCTCGTCAAGTTCAAAAAGATTGTATCTGTTAGGATAGGAACTAAGGTCTTCACCAACCCAATAAACGGGGGCTTGTGTTACGTCCATTTCCCACACGAATTTAAACAACCAAGTCGGCTCTGATAGTGTCGAACTTTCGGTAAGCGTTAACGCGAATGTGTTGAGTGTATCTTTTTCGAGGTATATCATACTATCTTAATAAGTAATATTTGAAAAAGTTGGTTAAATAAAAAAGGGGGCTAATTAAAACC